CGTGATCGAGTCGGGGGCGTCCGGGATGCTGGAATAGACCTTGCCGATGTCGTTGATCGCGTTCTTGGGAATCTTCTTGGCCGACCAGGTGCGGGTGACGCGCGCGGTCATCACGGCATAGGTCGAGGTGCCGAACATCGGGTTTTTCTCGCCAGGTTTGGCTTTGCCTTTGCCGCCGAGTCCGCCTTTGCCCTTGGCTTCCTTGGGCATGAACTCAGGGAACTTGAGCGGCCCACCCGGCTCCTCGTAATAGCCGCCGTAGGCCGCCTTGATTTCCTTGAGGTTCGGATGCGACTCAAGCGGCTCCTCGGAAAAATCAAAGCCGAGGTTCCATTGCTCGGTGTCTTCCGGGGCGGGTTCCTCGTCACCAGCGTATCCCTTGTAAGTCACGGTGACGATCCAGCCGTCGGTGCCATCGTTGAGCGCCTGCCAGGTCCTCCCCTGTTCGACGAGCCCGTGAAACCGTGCATGCCCGACCGTGGTGACCTCCGCGATGCTCTTGGCATGATACGGTACGGCGAATGACGAAATCATGTTTTCGTCCCTGCCGCCACTCGCGCCTTCGAGAATGGTGTTCTCAGCCATGGCTTACGCGAAAACCGCCTCCCCCGGTGTCGTGGTGTTGCCCTTGTTTTTGGTGGCGTCGTGGATCTTCTTGAGCCAGTCGGTCTGCCGCTTGTTTTCCTCTAGCAGCCCTGCGTTCGCGCTCCGGCCGAAGAGCATGTTCATGGATTGCGCGAAGGAACCTAACTGTCCCGATCCGCCCGCGATTGCTGCCGGAGCCGTTGACTTTTCCGCCGCTGCCGCCATGCCGATTTGCTTGCCCGTCTTCGCCGGAGGAATGGCCGCTTTGATACGCTCCACGGTGTCACCGAACTCGCGCTTCATGCCGGACGTGTCGATGGCCTCCGCGGTATTGGCGAAGGTCTCGCTGAAACGGGTCTTCACGTTCTCCCCGGCCTCCGCCAGACGTTGGGCGATCTTCTGGGCGGCAGGCTCCAACAGGTCGCCGGCCTTCGAGAACCGCGCTGCGGCATCTTCATCGAGGATCGAGGCACTCTCTTGAATCGTCTTCTGGATGCTGTTGAAGGCATCTTCCTTGCCGAACAACTCGGCCAGCGGGCGCGCCACCTCGATGATTTCAGAGAAGCCCTTTTGCAGGAAGCTGATGGCTGATAGAAAAATCCCGATGATGGCATTGCCCATCCCGCTCCAGAACTCGGGAGTCGTGAGGATTTGGAAATAAGTGACCGCCGTCTTGAAATACTCGACGATGTATTGGCCGGTGGCGGCGATGGTCGCCCGCAGCGTGGCCCACAGGAAATTCACGCTCTGCGCAAACGCCAGCTTGAGCGACGACCAGACGAGGTTGAGCGCCTCGCCACTGCGGAAGATCGCGACCAGGAATTGTCCAGCTTCGGCCAGCTTGGGCTTTGCCATTTCCACGAATTCGAGGAACTGCGGCGTGATGGATGCGAGTGCTGCCGCCAGTGGTTTTCCCACTTCCTCAAATCCCTGATTCAGCGCGGCCTTGATCTGGACGGACGCGTCCGCGGTTGCCGCCGCCGTGCCGCCGACCTGCTTTTCGATGGCGGCGAGAACCAACGCCTGCGCCTCGTGCATCCGGTTGGATTCGGCCAGAGTCTTGATCTTCGCTTTTTCGTCTTCGGTGAAGGTGATGCCCGAACGCCGCAAGGCCGCGAGTCCATTGACCGGATCGTTCAGCGCCTTGCCGAGCTGGACAGCGTTCTGTTCGGCAGCGCCGAAACCCGCCGCCGCCATATCCACCGCCGCTTGGGTGGCCCGATCAAAGTTGCCGCCCAATTCGTCGGCGGTGTTGGCTAGTTCCTTGAAGGTGAGCAGCTTCGCCTGGGTGAGTTGGATCGCATTGCCATCCACTCCGGTTTGCAACTCGATCTTGTCTGCAAGGTTGTTGAGTCGCTCGGCCACCGCGTCGGACTGGTCGCCGAACAGCCCCATCGACTTGGCGATGTTGCGGACGCGGGCGTCGGCGGAGTTAGCCGCCTCACCCGACAGGATCAGCTTGTAGGTCAACGCGCCAATCGCCGCGCCTGCGGCTGCCACAGCGGCGGCGACAACAGCCGTTCCTTTGGCGACCGATTTCATGGAGCTGCCCATCGAAGCAAACCCCTTGGAAGCTCCCGACGACATGCCGGCCATCGAGTTTTTCAAGCCGCCGGTTTCCGACTTGGCACTCTTCAACGCGGACTGGAATCCAGCCGTGTTGAGTGTCAGCAGTGCGGTGAGCTTGGCCATCTGGCCACGGGTGGCATGTCAATCGAAGCCGGACTTCCCCTTCACGTTGGCGAAGAAATAGAGCAGCCGTTTTTCCATGGAACGGGTCTGCACCCGGAGCGCGGCATTCACACGCGCCCGCAGGCCGTTGACCTTGGCGGCCCACTCCACCGCGTTGGTGATCGACGCGCTGATCTCGCCATCCTTCACAGTGATGTCGGTGCTTCCCGGCGCGGCATGGCGCGACACCCACGCGGGCACTCGGATTTTTCCAACGCTCTGCGCCGCCGTGGCCCACGCCGATGCGAGATAACCGACCCGCGCCTTCTTCGCCTTGATCAGCTCGGCAATCAGCGCCTTCGGAGCCTTGAGCTTCTTGCCTCCCTTGGCGACGCGCATGGTGCCGCTGCGCCGCCGCGACTTTAGCACCGAGCGCATTTGCGCCATCGAGTCCACATCCGCCCGTTTCGGATCGGACACCCCGCGAAACACGGCGCGGATGTCGCCGGTGATCGCCTGCTCGCCCAGCTTCTTCGCCTTCACCCCGCGTGTGCTGCCACGGTTTGGGGGCGTGAAATCCAACAGGTGACGGATGAAGCCGCGGACTTGTTCCTTCATGATCGTCTCACCGTCGCGCTTCGAGTAAGCGGCGAGTCGGTCGGCGGCGCGCTGGAACTCATCGACATGCAGTTTGAATTTCACTTCATCACCCATCGTCATCGTCGCCATCGTCAACCATGCGGTCGATGAGTCCGATCAGCTCGTCCGGCGCGAGTGCCTGCATCGCCTCTTCGGTGGGTGGTTCAAGCGTCCAGAGATTGGCCGCCTGAAGTGAGCAGTGGTAATACTGGAGGGCACGCGCCATCGGCAGCCGCCAGATGATGAAGTCCTCGCTCCAGCCGGTGTCCTTGGCGATGGTGAACACCGCGCTCGCCAGCCAGCCGGGGTTCAGGACTTTCCCGGCGCATCGTCCTCGCTGGAGGGATACTTGCTTTCGACACGGACGCTGGTTGCGGCGAGCATCGCGTTGATCCGGTTGATTTCCGCCATCAACCCCGGGAGCATGTCGAAGGTGACATTGAGAGAGAACTTGAGCACACACCGATCCACGGTGTCGTCACGGACGGCGTCCGCGATGTCATCTTCATCAGCCGACTGCATCCACGCAAAGGCCATGATCTGTCGCTGCTCTTCCAAATCATCAAGCTCCAAAGGTGGGTCATCCTTGCCACGGGTGAACATGGTGAGCTTGAGCAGATAGGCCAGTTGCATCGAGCCCATGGTGTACGGACGGAGCTTGAGATTGCCGATCCGGCGTTCCCCGCTGTCGATCATGCCGGTGGCAAGTTGAAGTTCGCGGTCATTCATGATGTTAGAATTCGGAGAGAATTTGCTCGCGGGTGGCTTTCGACGCTTCGTCAGAACCGCTCGGCACGATGGCGATGCGCTTGCCTTTGCGGATCAGCAGCATCGGGCGCATCGTCTTGACCTTGTCGAGCAGCCGGTTGTGCTGGTCATTCATCGCCCGCAGATAGGCGATGGGGTGGTTGGCGTTGGCCTCGCACCAGGCGAGCGATTCATAACGCTTGCGGAACTCGTCGAAGGTGATGCTTTCCGCTACCTCGATGGGTTCAAAGCTGAGTTTGGCCGCGCCGTCCATGAGCCAGGTGACGGTGCGCTTCGCGCCGTTGGGCGTCTGTTCGACCGTGTCGGAATAGGCAGCTTCGGTGGCGAACATGCCGCCGCTTGAGAGTGCCGCAGCGACAAGCCGGGTGTTGCGGCTTTCGGTGGGTTTCGTGTCGTGATCGCGCACGACGCTGATGGTGGTTCCTTCTTTCATGGGTGATTTTCAGGTGATCGTTGAAAATGGATGCGTCATACCGCGCCTGCGGCGGGATGGTTCACTCCCGACAGTTCGAACGAGTTGTAATCCTCGTTGGTCTGGGAGTTCTTGACGGTGGTGATGATGGTGGTTCCGCCCGTGATCTGTTCAGGCACGTAGGCGGCGGAGGCTCCACCCAGAAGGGATTCATCAGCGACACCCCGTCCCTTGACGCTGAAACTGAAGGACGGGTCGTAGCGGTTGCCCGTCTCGAATGCGCCGTCGCTCTTCTTGATGATCTTGTGTTCGAGCTGCTTCTGCACGTCCACGCTCTCCACCAGGGCGGCGGTGACGCACTTGACTCCGATTTCGTTGAATGCGGCGGGCATGGAAGTATTGAATGTTAGATGTCGTCGTAGGCGACGGCCTGAATTTCGAAGCCCGGAAAGTCGTCGTTGCTTTCTGTCACCTTGACGGAGGTCACGAACGACACGCCCTTGGTGATCGCCCCTGCGGCGACATCGCCAAAATTCACGGTGCCTTTTCCGGATAGCGTGATGCTGCGGGTGATGAGCTTCTTCGGTTTCGCCACCACGGTCACACCGAGGGAATCCCGCAGCGTAGCCACTTCGATGGATGAGTCCGCAGACGCTTCCTGGGCGTGACCGGTGGCGGGCGCGAGTCCGTGTAGGTTGGTGACTCCGAAAGTGGCGGGCATGACTCTTACGGCGTGTTGTCAACCGGCGTCCAATCCACACCGAGAATCCCCTCGATGGTGGTAAGCCAGCGGTCGTCATCCGTGATGGCGGTGGAGTTGGCTTTCGTCCTGAAACCACCGATGGTGAAACCATTCGCCGCTGGCAGCACACCTTCCATGATGCTTTTCACCGTATGGGCGAGCGCGGCGTGTTGGGTCCGGTTGTCGGTGGGTGACGAGACGAGTATCTTCACCGTCGCTCGATGCAGCGGACCAACCACGTTTTCAATCGAGTCTGCCAGCACGAGAATCGCGTGGGATTCGGGCGTGCGGATGTCGGCGGATGTGCCGGTGAAAACCTCGGGCGCGGGAACAAGCTGCGCGGAGGTGAAAAGGCCGGCCAGGTAATCTTCGATAGCTTGGTTCATGGTGGTGATTTTCAGCGACGGGCCACCCGGTATTCGATGATGCCTGCGCCGGGTTTACGGTTGATTTCCTCAATCTTGTAGCGTTCGTCGCCGATGAGGATCGTGTCGTTGTGGGCAGGCGGTGGAGTTGGTAGGTGCGCCACGAGCAACCTCACGGTGAGTGCGCCGTCTTGGGTGAAACCGCCTTCCTCAAGATCGACGGCGAGTCCGCTTGGCGAGACCATCGCCTGATAGTTTTTGCCACCGATAGTCACCGGCACGCCCGCGTCACGCAGGATTTCAACGAATGCCTCGGCAGCGGAGGCTTGGAGCGAGTTCATGCCCGGCATGGGGTGTCAATCGACTGAAGCAAAACACCCCCTCCCGGTTTCCCGAGAGAGGGTGTCATGATTGAGCATGCAAACGCCTCAGCCCTTTGAGTTTCGGAGGATCTTCTTGTGCCAGTTTTGGATTTCGCGGGCCAAGACTTTGCCTTCTTCCGCCGTGAGGTGGGCCAATGCGAAGAAGTCGTTCGGTTGCATTGTTGGCGTTCTAGGGGACGATTTGACCAATCCGTGGACAGCGGTGTTTCGCTTGATCCTCCAAGCGTCTGCGGCTTTCCCGAGGTCTTTACCGTCCGACTTCATCAGCGAGGCCCCAGCATGTTTGCGCCACTGAGAAATAAGCTCCCACAGCCCGGATTTTGTGTGAACCTTCGAATTAGGAGCTACGCCAAGGACGTAGGAGAGCAGACGATCTGAAATGATGCTCTCCTCAATTGTGATGGCTTCAAGGTGGAAGCCTGCCTCCAATGCTGAGTTAATGCGCTCCCAGGCTTTCGCGTAGCTGAGGTATTTGGGTGTGTTTTTCATGATTCATTCTGTAACTGAAAACAAAATATCTGAAAATGTTGTAGATTCGGTTCCGCCTTTGATAAAAACTGTATAAGTAGAATTTTCATCTAGAGAAAGATTGATCGGTACTGATAGGTTCACGGTTCCAACATCTGTTTTGGTATACGACCATTCTATTGTGTGTGAGGCTACCCCCGTTTTTTTGAAAATTGTGATATAAATTCCGCCTTGTCTTCCATATTGCGTGTTTATTGGAGGGATTACCCCCTTGATTCTGACCGAATTCAGAGATTTAATCGAGTTTGGAATGAAAGCTGAAAGAGTTGACTGGTCAATCAAAGACTCTGGAAGAGTGAAGTGACCGTATGGCTGGTTAGAAGATGATTTTCCAAAAAACGGATGGGGTCTCCAAGCTTTTGGTTGAGGCTTGAGGGTGTTGGCTATTCCAGCGACCTGAGCAAATGCTGCTGCGTCTGAATTTACAGCGGTTTCAGCCCTTGCTGCCTTCAGTGCAAATGGAGCAGCTGACACTCTCTGCCTCGTCCCCTGCACGACTCCATCAATGCTGACCGCCATCCATTGCTCCGCGCCGCTGCTGAGCGCCCCGGTAATGCCGCTGGTGCCGTGTCTGTAGGTAGCGGTGATGGTTCTGCCTGCGGCGGGGGCCGTGCTGTAAGTGGCGGTAATCGCGCCTCCGCTGTAGTCCACGCGGAACGGAATGACGGGTGGTGCAATGGTGATGGTAGCTCCTCCTGAGTAGCCACTACCTGCGCTGGTAATTGTGATTTCTGTTACCACCCCATCCGTAAGTGTTGCGGTGGCAGTAGCGCCCGATCCAGATCCGGTAATAGTCACCAAAGGAGCACTGGTGTAGCCTGATCCGCCATTGGTGATCTCCGCTCCAATCACGAAACCTGCAGCCCTGCTTGCCGTGGCGGTGGCTGCTACGCCTGGGTTACCCACCGACTGGCTCCAGGAATTGGTGCCGTCCGTGACTGTGATGGAATTCGCGACGACCGGAGTGTTCGAGAGCGTTTTGGTGTAGGTGAGGGTGGAACCCTCCGTGGTGCCGATGGTCTCTGTTACTTGGGTGTCGCTGGTGCCGGCCGACCCGAACTGGAAGCTGTAAACCCCGTTGTCATCGAGGGTCACAGCGCCAATCGTTTCGGTGTAGAGCAGGTTTCCAGCGGTGGCAGCATCGTAAATGCTGATGGAGAAATTCTTGGTGCCCGTGACTGCTGTGCCATTGGCATCGGTCAGGCGGCCTTGGTAATTGATCAGGCTTGGAACTTGGGCAAATGCAGCGCTGGTCAAAGCCGCTGACAGAATGGTGGATAGGATGGTTTTCATGGTTCGTGGATTTGAGAGTTTATGGAAGGACGACTTCGACGCGGAAGAAGTAGGATGATGGATGAGTCAGGGAGTGCAGGGGGCCTGCCGAGATGGTGGTTGGATCGAACGAGAACACCTTCTGGGTTCCGTCACCCGAGTAGGTCTGGTGCAGCGTCCAGCTGCTGAGATCCTTGGTGACCCAGACCTTGTAGGTCCTTCCCTGAACGGTTTGGATGGGCATGGTGTAAATTAAGCCGTCTAGCGTGCCGGTCGGCTGGAACTTCGAAGAAGGGTCGGTCGGGTTGGTTCCGGCCAAGTATTCCATGAGGTTGCTAGTGCCGTCTCCGTCTGAATCTGCCAGAGGATCAACAACTTGACCCGGAAAATACTGCTCCTCCCAGGCGTCTGGAAGTCCGTTGGCGTCGGCATCGAGATCTGGATCGGTATTGCCGGTGAAGAGCACTTGGATCAAGCCACTCTTGTTTTCATTGGCCCCGATCATGGAATTCCCCGTCGCAAAGGGGGATCCGATGGACGAATGGTTCGTCATGCTGCCTACAAGAGAGGCTCCTCCACCCGAGTCAATTTCGGCGGCAAGGTAGCCAATCAGGACGCCTGAGATAGTAATTAACAATTTCATGTAGAAGCCCCTTATACGGCGGATAGTAAGACCACAACCTCTAAGATGCGATTTTTTTTGTCAGTGTCAGGGCTGGACTCAAACAAAAACACCCCCTCCAGTTTCCCGGAGAGGGCGTTTCCCTCGATCCACATTTGCAGGAATTTGGCTCAGGGTTTGACGATGCGCTTGAGTCCGTCGGTCTTGGCGGCCGCGAAGCCGTAGAGGCATTCCAGGGTGACAAAGATCTTGTTGGCGCGGGTGTCGGTGAAGCGCAGGTAGCCGAAGGTCATGCCCGTGGTGGGATCGGTGACGGCACCGGCTTGCTGGTAGTCGGCCACTGGTTGCAGGTAGCGCATGGCCACCGCAACGGCACTGGAGTGAGCGGCGAAGCCGACGAGCTTTTCCGCATGATCCGATGGGATGAGGGTCGTCTCGTGGAGGTTGAATCCGGCGATCCGTTTGACCATGCCTTCCGTGACAGCGGGCGCGTTGAGGTTCAGGTTGAAGCTCTTGGCCACCACGTCGTCGGCGAGCATGTTGGTGTAGTAGCCCGAATCGAGGACGAGCGAGCGCGGGTTGGGCGGCATCTTGGCATTGCCGCAGGCTTCGCGCAGGCTGAGCACCTTCTTGTAATCGAAGGCGGTGGCGGCGAGGGCCGAGATGCCCGGAGCACCGAAGTTGGCGAGCGTGATACAACTGAAGATGTCCACCAGCACGTCCTGGGCAAGTTGCTGGGCGGCGGCTTCCACCAAAGTTTCCAACACGGTGAGCGCGGTCTCGGCGGATTCCTTGGCGGTGACGTGGACGGTCTTGTATTTGTGGCGGTTCAGCGTGACTGGGACCACGGTGACCGTGGAATCGGCATTGGCCGAATAGTCGCCCGCGAAGTCGCTCGATTCACTGGGCGCTCCGACGAGCGGAACGCGGACGGTGTCGAGCTTGTCAGCGGGCAGCGGACTGAAGTCGGTGGAGAATGCCGTGACCGGCAGGAGGTTCGACATGAAGGGCATGAGCGCCCGTTGGGCGACCTTGATGTCTTTGACGTTGGTGAGGGTGTTGGACATGGCTTTCTATCAGGCTTGGTGTTTGAGGATGAGGGCTTGTTGTTCGGGAGTGAGCTTACGCCAGAAGACGGTCTGCTCGGCGGGATCGGTGATGGCGGCGAAACGCGCGTGAAGATCCGCAGCCTGGGAGGCATCTCCGGCAGGGGTCACTTGGGCGGGCATCGAGGTGCCGGTAGAGGCGACGACGCGGGCGACATCGAGTTGAAGTTTGCGGTCGAAGTCGGTCTGCGATGCTTCCAGCTCGGTGATGCGGGTTTGCATCGAGGAAACACGAGCGCTGGCGGAGTCGCGCTCGGTGATGAGATTGGCGGCTTGGTTTTTCGCGTCATCGCGCTCTGCCTTGAGCGTGTCGATTTCGGCGGCAAGCAACTCCACTTCGCCGCGCAGCGAATCGACGCTGGTCGATGCCTCGTTGAGAAGGTCGGTCTGGGCTTGGTGGTCCCGCTGCAGGTTGGTGACCTGGGTGCGGGCTTCGGCGAGTTCGTCTTCGATGGTCTTCATCGACCGTGATGCCGTGTCAACCGATGCGTGATAGACGCGGAGGCGGCGCATCGCGTCCGCACGATCCGACACCATGCCCGCGAGGTTGTGGCGTTGAGCCTGTTTGCCGCTGAAGGTCTGGCCTTCCATGGCTTCGGCTGGAATGGCACGGCCACGAGAAAGCACCGCGTCATGAAACTCGGCCGCGATCTCTGCGAGGTTCGATTGAATCAACTCGCGCTGGTCGTCTGTTAGCGGAGTGCCGGGCGCACCCATCGCTTTGTATTTGCCGACGGAGAAAACCTCGACCTTGAGCCCCGCCTTATCGAGCGCGGCGGTGTTGTCGATCACCGCTTGCACCACGCCGATGGATCCTACTTGAGCGGATGGCGTGGCGTAGATGGCGCGGGCCTGGCTGGCGATCCAATAGGCCGCCGAGCACATGAGGCCGGACGAGAACGCATAGACGGGCTTGCTTCCATTCAAAGCCTTCACCGCCGCTGCGAGTTCCGGCGTGCCGGCCACGGTGCCGCCAGGCGAGTCGATGTTGAGAAACACCGCTTTGATGTCGTCGCGCTCCCCCGCCTCACGTAAAGCCTCGCCGATGTCTTCGGAACTGGTGGCACCAAAAAAGATTCGGGCAAAGAGGTCGGGCTTGCGCAGGATCGGCCCTTCGATGGCGACCACGCCGATGCCATCCTCAATGGTGAGCAGCGGGCTTTCGGATGCCTGCTTCGGGAGGAATCCGCCGCGATCCACCAGTCCCCGCAACGATGCGGCCATGGATTGCAGCGCTTCAGGTTGGATCAGCCACTCGCGATGTTGAATTACCGGGTTCACGCCCGGATGGCGGTGTCAACGACCAGGCGGTGGCTCTTCCGGCTCGGGCAGAGTGACAGGCATGCCATTCGGTTTCCAGAGCATGTCCACCGGCACTCCGTATTTCGCCGCTGTATCCAGGATGAGCTTGGCATCGCTGGCGCGGCGTTCGATTTCCTCGCCAAAGTCGGCACCCTGTTCGTTAAAATGATCCGACAGGGTTTTCAGGCCCATTTCCACGTCGGCACGGTTTTGTTGCGCCTCGCGTCCGGCGTCCACAGTCACGCGCTTGGGAGGAACGGAGCTGATCTTCCACCAGCCTGCCACCGGTGGCAGGAATCCGCGGGCAATGGCATCGCCGATCACATAGGCCCAGATCGGTTTGATGAGTCGGCTTTCGAGAATCATCTGGCGGAACGAGAAGCGGCGATCCGCCTTGGCGACAATCAATCTAACACCCGCGCCACCGACCTTGCTGGAATCCGCTGCAAACTCGAAGGGAATCATACCGAGCGCGGAGTCACGCCGCAGATGTTCCAGGAAACCGGTGAAGGTCGGTGATGGCCGATTGGACTGGAAGCTGTCGAGAGACTCGTCGGGTTTGAGTGCCACCAGTTTGCCGCCGACGATGCGTTGCAACGAAACCGGGTCGCTGGAATCACTGCCGGCCGCGCCACCGACCACGAAGTCACCGTTGTCGTCGATCTCACCACGAGCCGTCTTGAGGATGCGAGACACGTCGGCATTGTCCTTCACTGCGTGCTTTTCGAGAGCTAGCAATTCCATTTCATCGAGCACATGATTGATCGAATGCTGGATCGTCGGGTGAGACCGGACACCACCGGCCCACTCGGGTTCGTGGATATGGAGAACCGACGCGGCGGGCAGATCACGGTGTTTGCTGTTGTCCTCCAATGTGCGATAGAAAACCGGTGCGCCCCACGCATCGAGGCCAACTCCGTCGATGGTTTCTTGTGAACTGAACTGGTCGCCTACGCGGTGGGATTCGATCAACTGGATGCGTGGTTCGCCTTGGGCATCGCGGGTCTTGTGGATGAAATACTCGCCGTCGATGTCCATGCCC